TCGTCCTCGTGGCAGTTTAGGACCACATCTGATGACGGCTCTTATGTTTGGATAGGGTCTGACTCGCAAGCAGCCGATGGATCTTTGGACGAAAACAACGCCGTTGTTGATAATGGCGGACTGCACTCTAGTCAAACACGAACAAGTAGCAATCTTACATTAGAGGCGGGCATCTTTTATCCTTTCGCCGCTTTTTGTAACAACAACACAGGACCAGGCTCACTGACAGTTCAATTTAGAAGAGATTCGGGGACTTGGCAATCTGATGGTGCTGGTTTCTACTTTTATGACGCCGGAACAACAAACGGATATAACATATAAAGATTACTATTTAGTAGAAGGGAAAGTAATGAAAAAATCGGAACTCAAAAATATAATCAAAGAATGTGTCAAAGAGGTTATCTTTGAAGAGGGGGTTTTGTCTGGGTTGATAACGGAAGTTGTTAACGGGCTAACTCACCCGACTCAACAAAAGACAAGACCGGTAGTTGCACAACCTTTAGCAGAGGCAGGGCAGACCGACAGGGCCGAAGTTCGAAACAAGGTTTTGTCGGCAATCGGCGGATCTGCTTATGAAGACGTAAAGCAAAAGTTTAATAATCCGACATTGTTTGAGGGCACAAAGCCGATCCCGAGCAATGATAACAAGGGCGCACTTGCCGGCGTTGACCCAAGAGACCCTGGTATTGATATATCAAACATACCGGGAATGTCAAATTGGGGAAATGTGGTCAAAAATTTAAATTAGAAAGAAAACACAATGAGAAAAAGAAATTTCAACAAAAACAAGAGCAGAAAAATATCTGGTGTTATCTCGGTATCACTAGAGGAGACAAAAGGAAACTCCGAAGCACTAGTGAGAAGATTCATCAAAAAAGTAAAAAAAGAGGGAATAGTTGACGAGTTTCGCTCAAGAACACACTTCAAGAAAAAATCAGATCGAGACCGAGAAAAGAGAAATGAAGTAAGAAGAAGAATAGTTAAAGAGAATAAACAAAAAGAAGAACTATTTAATAATAGTGCCAAAGGGCAGAAGAGATCGCCCCGCCGCAATAATAGGAGATAGAAATGCCTAACGTATATCAACGTTCCCCGGATCAAACTAAATATTATACTGCCGGATCAGCAGGGGTTAGCAATGTGGGATCCTATCAGGTATCTGGCATCCCTTACATGACGGGTTCTGATGCTCTTGGAAACAATACCGAGCATGTTCATATTTTCCCCTTTGTGTCGAAAAAGATATCAATTTTCAACCACGGACCCAAAGATATCAGGGTCCACTTTATCTCAAAGGACACAGCTACTGTCTATAGCGAGCACCACTATTTGACTTTGTCTGGTAGTAATGCGGATGCTGCCGACTCAACGAGGCTTGACCTTGACATCAAGTGTACAGAAATATATCTTTCGAACGCTTCTGGTGGTACAGCGTGTTATGAATTGTTGGCCGAATTAACAAGGATAGACCGAGGCGAAATGTTTGAACTGACAGGTGAAGGTATTTCAACGAAAACCAACGGCGGTGCAAACCCAGCGTAGACACATACAGAATATTGTCTTTTTAAGATGTTCATGACTATTTAATTTGTTAATTTAACATCTTTTACGGAGATCAGATATGCCTAGTATGCTTGAACAAGCAATAATCGACGCCTCGAACTTAAGAGAGGCTGCTTTGAAAAACGCCGAAGCAGCAGTCGTCGAAAAGTACGCTTCAGAGGTAAAAGAGGCTGTAACAGCTATTCTTGAACAAGACGAAATCCCAGGAGCAGAGCCGGAATTATCGGCAATTGTAGATGACGCCCCTGCTGCTCACGACCCAGACATGGAGGACGACGAAGTAGTCGTTCTAGATTTGGATCAAATCATTGCAGCCGCCGAAGCAGATGAAGGCGTAGAAGATGAAGACTTCGAGTTGGACGTAGAAGATATCGCAGATGAAGTTGGGATTCCTCTTGACCAGGCAGAGACCGCACCTGTTGATGTTGAGCCCGGAAACAGGGTTGATGAAGACAAAGAAATCGATCTTGACGAAGGGGAACTTCTAGATCTCTTTAAGGAGTTGCTTGTTGTCGATATGGACAAACAAGAAATTGCGGAAGTTGAAGAGATAGCAGAAAAAGCCAAGGAAGAGGAAGAGCAAGAGGTTGCTGTTTCGAGTTCCCGTAACGATGGCTATGATAAAAAAGATATCGAGGCACATACTAGGACAGTAGATCGCCTTGAGCTAGAATTAGAAAATCTAAAAAAAGAAAATAATAACCTTAAAGAAGTATTGACAAAAGCAAAAGATAGGTTAGAAGAAATTAACCTTTCAAACGCTAGATTGTTGTATGCTAATCGTGTACTAACCGATTCCTCCCTGAATGAGCAGCAAAAAAATAAAATTGCTGAGATGATCTCCGGTTCACGGTCAGTTGAAGAAGCGAAGATGGTCTTTGAGACCCTTCAAAAGACACTGGCGAGCCAGCCTAAAAGCAGTGCTCCACAATCATTGTCTGAAGCAGTATCAAGAAAGTCTTCCGTCATATTGGGCGCACAGCGCCAAGATAATTCCGATAAAGCAGACCCTGTCAAATCCAGATGGGCGACACTTGCCGGAATCGGTCAAAAAAATTAACTTAAAAAAAGGAGAATCTTTATTATGTCTATGTTAGACACTCTTACTGAAGGGATTAAGCAGCGTATGCTTAGTCACGAAGGTGAGGCACTTCTTCAGAAGTGGGAAAGAACTGGACTCCTTGAGGGATTGGACGAAGTTGGACGTAACAACATGGCCCGTCTCCTTGAGAACCAGGCTGGACAGCTTTTGAAAGAATCGACAACCATGCAAGCTGGTGATGTCGAAGGCTTTGCCTCTGTTGCATTCCCAATTGTTCGCCGTGTATTCGGTGGATTGTTGGCACAGGACCTTGTTTCGGTCCAACCGATGAGCCTCCCAAGTGGACTCATCTTCTTCATGGACTTTGTGTTTAGTCCAGATAGCGGCATGAACAGCGGCGGCACCAACGGAAACGGAAAAGAAGTCCGTCTTGGTGAGGTCGCAGATACCTCGATCTATGGTGCTGGTATTGTTGGTCGCCAAATTACTGGTGGTGTGGACCTTTCGGATGCTAATGGGCAGACCGGATTCTATGGTCTCAACAACGGATTCAGTAGCGCCACAGGCTCTAAGTCTAGCGCCACAGCCATGGCTATTGTAGCTTCTGGTACTTTTGGACACAATGATTTTGAAAGAGGTGGAGAGTACTGGGAAATCCTTCGAGGCGACCCAGATCTAATCTCGGGCACCTCGACCGTCGTCCTTGCTACCACGACTTTTGCGTCGAGCGATGGCTTCAATTCCCAAGATTTGCAGGCTGTTGTTGCTTCTGGTAGTGATGGTGCTGGCGAACTTGAGACAGGTGCTTATCACGCCCGTCGCTTGAACCAGCTTTCGGGAACCTCGGACACTGTGATGTACATTGTCGGTGTTTCTCGCTTGGGCGGACGCACTCCAGTGCAGTTGTCTCATTCATTGCTTGGAGCCGCTCCGGATGCAACACATACGGTGTTCTTCCCAGTGAAGGACGAATTTGTCGCTGCTGGTGATCCTCTTGCTGTTGCCATCGCTGGTGCCAGCGGAAATCAAGGCTGGAATCTGGAAGCTAGTTCGCAGATCCCAGAAATTGATATTAAAGTACAGTCTGTCAGCGTGACAGCAGTTACCAAGAAGCTCAAGGCTAAGTGGAGCCCCGAGCTTGCTCAAGACTTGAATGCTTACCACAACCTTGACGCCGAAGTTGAGTTGACAAGCGTTCTTTCTGAGCAAATTGCTCTTGAGATTGATCAAGAGATTCTTTCGAACCTTGTCGGTGCAGCCACAGGTGGAACATTGTTCTGGTCTCGCCGCCCCGGACGCTTCGTAAACCGTGAAGACGGTAACACCATTACAGTTTCGAATGGTGCGCCTGACTTCACAGGCACAGTGAGCGAGTGGTACGAGACCCTTCTCGAAACCGTTAACGACCTCAGTGCCCGTATTCACCGCAAGACCCTCCGTGGTGGCGCAAACTTCTTGGTTTGCTCGCCAGAGGTCGCCAGCATTCTTGAGTTCACCAGTGGATTTAAGGCTGCGGTCGTGGTTGATGAAGATCGTGGTTCGTGGGGAGCAACCAAGGTTGGTTCGTTGAGCCGTAAGATGGACATTTATGTCGATCCTTACTTTGTTCGTAACGTGATCTTGGTTGGACGTAAAGGAAACAGCTTCCTTGAGAGCGGATTTGTTTACGCTCCATACGTGCCGCTGCAAGTCACACCAACCATCTTTGGTACCGAAGATTTTGTGCCCCGCAAGGGTGTCATGACACGGTACGCTCACAAGATGGTGCGACCTGACATGTACGGTCTTGTTGTTTGCTTGGATCTTATTGGCTAATAGCTAAAAAAATCTGAATAACAACGCAGAGAACCTCGTCCTTGTGGCGAGGTTTTCTGTTTTTGTATGAAAAAGAGCGCAGTACAAAACTATTTAAAGAGACTGTTTATTATAAAAGTCCGAGGATTTTAATATGCCAACCAATTTGCAACCCGCCAGTACGACCAGCGCAGTAGTTTTACCATCAACAGGAACCCATTCTGATGTAACAGATGCTCTGTCGTATGGTGTTTACACCACGGACAATTTTGTAAGTGGTGCTGTAGATCAAGTTTCATATGTTTACAATAAGCTTGGTGGAGCAATACTAGATATCGAACTAAAAGTAGACAATGTCTATAATGCCTATGAAGAGGCGTGTCTTGAATATTCTTATTTGGTAAACACCCACCAGGCAAAAAACGTTTTATCGGACATGCTAGGAAACACAACTGGCACATTTGATCAAGATGGAGAATTGAGCGGGACATATGACACAAAGGCCAATTTAAAGTTCCCAAGATTTCAGCTTGGCTATGCAACACACATTGGTCGTGGTGTTGGTGTTCATAGTGGAATCGGAGCTTCGCAAACAATATTTTCTGCTTCTTTTGACGCCGTTAGGGATAAGCAAGACTACGACTTGCAAGACATTATTTATAGCGCATCTATAGATGGAACTGACGGGGGCAGGCTTTTTACAGGGTCTGTTGGAACAAACGCAATAACAATTCAAAAAGTTTATTATAAAACTTCTAGAGCAGCTTGGAGGTTTTTTGGTGGTGTTAGTGTGGGAACTGTTGGGAACTTGTCAACATACGGGATGTATGCTGATGATGCGTACTTCCAAGTTGTGCCATCTTGGCAAAATGTTCTCCAGGCTTACGCTTACGAGGAGGACATGAGGGTTCGAGCCTCTCATTTCTCTTTCAAAATAAACAACAATAAATTAAGAATTTTCCCTGTTCCAGATGGAGAGAATCCAGATAAATTCTGGGTAGATTTCAGGGTTGCCGAAGATGCCTTTGAGGAAGAGGCTGACCGTCAGTACGGTGCGGATGGTGTTAATAATATGAACGCCTTGCCTTTCCCAAATATTCCGTATAAAAATATAAATAGTATTGGAAAACAGTGGATAAGAAGATTTGCGCTCTCTCTTTGTAAGGAGACGCTTGGGCAGGTACGCTCAAAACTCGGCACAATACCTATTCCAGGCAATGATGTTACCTTGAACGGGCCGGCACTTATATCAGAAGCAAAGGACGAACAAAACGCATTAAGAGATGAGCTTAAGGCTGTTTTGGACGAGATGGTTTACGGAAAATTGGTGGAAGGCGATGCAGCAATGCAAGACGCTCTCAACGGAGTTATCAAAAATATCCCTCAAGGCATTTATGTAGGCTAGGTAACAAGATATGGCTAATAGATGGACTCAACCTTCTTCACCGCCGCCCCCTTTGTTTGTAGGGAAGGCGGAAAGAAATTTTGTAAAACAGATCAATGATGAGGTCATTGAAAAAATTGTTGGGCAGCAACTTTTGTATTTCCCAATTGACATGGAAAGAACAAATTATCATAATTTATACGGAGAGGCAATAAAAAAATCTTTTTTACCTCCCGTGCGAGTGTATTCTCTTGTTGAATATAACGGATCAGATCGAGTACAGGAACAATATGGATTTGATAATCGATATAACATAACTGTTCACTTTCACAAGAGGCGGCTAAAAGAAGATCAGGATCTTTTTGTTCGCCTTGGAGATTTTGTTCAGTATGACCAGATGTATTTTGAGGTTGTAGATGTTTTTGAACCAAGATATCTGTTTGGACAAGACAGTGACTTCGCTGATGGCACATCTTTAGAGGTTACTGCTGTCTGTAAGCAAGCAAGACGAGGATTATTCGATGCCAATTAGAACGCCTGTTAATACACAGTTAACTTCATCATACTCTTTGTCCCCCTCGACTATTGAGGATATAGATTATGCCATATACAATTACATTAACGATGAATTAAACATTTACACCGACACAAACAGAGGCTTTGAAAAGGTGCCAGTCATATATTCAATACCCGAGCGGGCTTATCAAATAAAAAACGATCCTACCTTGAGAGACCAGGATGGTAGAACCTTGATCTATCCTTTGATTTCAATATTAAGAAATGGCATGGCTAAAAATCCATCGAACAAAGGAAAATATGGTGTTTATGTGCCCCCATATTTCGATTACTATAAAAGAGGCGGCGCAATACCCGTTGTTAGAACTGTCCAACAAGACAAGACAAAAAACTTTGCCAACGCCAACGCCGTCAGGTCGCACATGTCAGGCACTGGAGTAAACAAAAATTATCAAACTTTTCCGGGGGTAAATAAAAACATTGTTTACGAGACCCTGATGATACCAATGCCAACCTACGTCGAGGTGACTTATAACGTTGGCGTTGTAACAGAGTATCAACAGCAGATGAATGATATTATGGCCCCTTTCTTGGCAAAATCTAGCACACCCAGTGTGTTTAGGGTTTCTCATGAGGGCAACGCTTACGAGGCGTTTATTGAGCCAGATTTCTCTTTCGAGAACAACTCTTCAGGACTGGATGTGAACGAAAGAATTTTTAAAACAAATATTAACATAAAAGTATTGGGCTATTTGATTGGCAGTGATAAGAATCAAGATACCCCTGTGCCAGTTGCACGACAATCGGCAGCAAAAATTCGCATCCAAAGAGAAAGAAGAATTGTGGGTGACATCCCTTACTTTAACCCAAACAGAAAAGACCGTTATCGCTCCTAGAAATGGGAATATGTTAGCAGGGAGTTTGGAACTTTGGGCTACTATTTATTAGTAGTGTATTCTGGATGTTAGTATGAATATGCCGTATAGTTAACTTAATAAGGAGACCTAGATAGAATGGCAGACAATCCTTCAAGTCGGTTCAAGTTTGTCTCACCGGGTGTGTTTGTTGACGAAGTTGATAACTCTCAGCTTCCCGATATTCCAACCTCTGTGGGACCAGTAGTTATTGGTAGAGCACGTAAAGGTCCTGCAATGCAGCCTGTGCGACTCACTTCGTATTCTGATTTTGTAGACACTTTCGGAGACCCAGTAGCTGGACCTGAAAGTGGAGATGTTTGGCGAGACGGAAATATTCTTGGTCCAACTTACGGGGCAATTGCTGCCGAAGCCTGGTTAAGAAATAATGCGCCACTTACCTATGTTCGTTTGGTGGGGACACAAGATCCTAGCGCCAACGCTGCCGGCCTCGCTGGCTGGAAAGCGGGAACATTAAGTAATAATTCTACTGAAGGTGGTGCTTGGGGACTGTTTGTGTTTCCTTCCGGTGCCCTAGGTAATACCACTGGGTCCACAGGACAGCCTGTAACGGGTGCTCTTGCTGCTATTTTGTATTGCACTGAAGGCAGGATTTTGCTTTCGGGATCTACTTTGGCTAGTGGAACTAATGCAGCACGACTCGACTCCAACGGGGGAATCGGGCTCTCTGCTTCTGCTTGCACCATGTATGAGTCTGACTCTGATGGCAATCTCACCTTAACTTATGTTAAAGAACTGTCAGGCAGTCTAAATGAGTTTAAAACTACAATTAGTTTTGACCCAAATAGAAGAAACTTTATTCGTAAGGCTCTGAACACAAACCCAACCTTGACAAATACAGCAATCTCCAAGAGAAGCACAGCTAGTGGAACGTTCGGTCTCGGAAACTTCTGGCTAGGGGAGAGTTTTGAAAGGCAAATGCTCGCCTCCTCGTCTGCCGGTGAATCGATGGGCGTCTTGGGTGCTAACATTAGAAACACTCTCTTTAAGGCTGCTATTCTGCCCTTGAGAAACAGAGAAAACACTGACGAGGTGGCAAATGACTTCCAGTATGGTGCTCAAAGAGGCACGACTGGATTCTTCATTGGGCAGCACCTCGGGGCTGATGCTAGCTATCAGTCGCACTTAGCTCAAAAGCTGTTCCGCCTTGAGGCATTAACTCCTGGCGATCACGCACAAAAAAGCATTAAAGTGTCTATTGCCAACATTAAAGCACCAGAGGGTGATTTCCAAGAATACGGTACATTTTCTGTTCTTATCAGAAAGTTATCGGACACAGACAATGTGCCTGTGGTGATTGAAAGATATGACAACTTAACCTTGAACCCAGCGGATGATGATTATATCGCCAAGAGAATTGGTGATAAGTATGAAGTATATGACTCTGACCTCAAGGGCAACAGAACATATGGTCAATATGAAAACCGATCAAAGTATGTTTACGTAGTCATGGATGAGGACGTAGATGCTGGCACGACAGCCAAGCAACTTCTTCCGTTCGGTGTTTTCGGTCCCTTGAAATATAGAAACGTCACTTTGATTAGTGGTTCGGATCCGTTGCCATTCTTCGCTTCCACTGCGACCGCAGTCGATGAGGCTTATGTCTCCGGTACCGATGTGGTGGCTTCTATCGTTGACGGTGGACCTCCTGCCAAATTTGGTGTACGTGGCGGGTACCGAAACCCAGGCGGTAGTGATACCAGCGGCAGGCCAGGAGTTATGATCACAGGCTACGGTGGCGGTGCAGGAACTAGCGGACTACATGGTGGCTCCATCTATACGGCTTCGATCGTGATGCCAGGGTTACCAATTCGACAAACAGACAATTGGGGCGAGCCAAAAAGCCTTAAGAACACTTATTGGGGCGCTTGGACAGGGCGTAGCTCGACAGATCAAACATTCGATCCGGGTGTTATTGATACGCTTCGCCCAAGACTTAAGGGCTTACAATCGAACCCAGCCTCAACTGATCATGATATTCAAGAAGCAAACCTAGGATTCAGAGTGGGTTATAGTAATACTGATGGCTCTGGACAGGGTGTTAGTTCTTTGAGTGGATCTGATCCTGTTGTTATCTCGTGGGTATTCTCCCTTGATGATATATCTGGTTCAACCGCTGAAGGCTATCGCTGGATGAGTGGTTCACGCCAAGGCGGCACAAGTGTAGCAGCCGTAAGTGCTTCGTATACCGGAACGCTGGCCGCAGGACTTGATCGCTTTACGACCTGCCTCCATGGTGGGTATGAAGGCTTTGACGTTACCGAGGCTGATCCTTATCGTGATTCGAATGCAACCTTCACGGACGCAACGAATCCAAAGAACAGCTATCAGCTTTACTCTCTGCGTCAAGCCATTAACGTGGTCTCTGACCCAGAGGTTGTACAAATGAACCTGGCAACTATTCCAGGGATTGTTCAGCCAACAGTAACAAAATATCTTTTGGATACTGTAGAGGACCGTGGAGATGCTCTTGCGATCATAGACGTAAGAAAGATCTACACGCCTCAAACTGAAAACACAGAAAGCGCAGCAGACCGAAACGCCTTTACGATTTCTGAAGCTGTGGAAAACCTGCGTGATCGAAACTTGAACACAAGTTACGGCGCAACGTATGCCCCTTGGGTGAGAATCCAAGAGCCTACAAGCCAGAGAACACTTTGGGCTCCGCCGTCGATTGTGGCACTTGGTGTCCTTTCGACAACGGATAGAGAGAAGTTCCCGTGGTACGCACCCGCAGGCTTCCAAAGAGGTGGACTCTCGGAAGGCGCAGGTGGTGTCCCGGTTCTTGATGTCTCGAAGAGACTAACTCAAGACGACCGAGATCGCCTGTATGAGGTTGGCATCAATCCGATTGCCAAGTTCCCAGCAGAGGGTATCGTGGTGTTTGGACAGAAGACACTGCAACAAACAAGGTCCGCCCTTGATCGTATCAATGTCCGCCGTCTGATGATTTTCCTCAAGAGAGAGATATCGTTCATCGCATCTCGACTTCTCTTTGAGCAAAATACCAGAGACACTTGGAACAACTTTATCTCGCAAGCGAAGCCAATCCTTGAAGAGGTGAAGTCACAGTACGGTATCGATGCTTTCCGACTTATTTTAGATGAGTCAACAACGACGCCTGATTTGGTTGACCGCAACATTATCTATGCCAAGTTGCTTGTGAAGCCAACCAAGTCTGTTGAGTTCTTTGCCATTGATTTCGTTGTGACAAACAGCGGTGCGGCTTTCGAGGACTAAAAAATGTTTCATGAAACTATTTATAACATAACGGAGACCGCATAAGATGGCACAAACAAAAAATGTTTGGTTTACTCAAAAAGCATCCGACCCGAAACGCCAGTTTAGGTTTGAAGTTAACGTGGGAGGAGAAAATGTCCCTCTGTGGTATATTAAAACTGCAAGTAAACCCAAAGCAAATGTAAGCGTGGTAGAACATCAGTTTTTGGACTACACCTTTAAATACCCAGGAAGAGTTACATGGGATAACATTAGTTTAACCTTGGTTGATCCAGTGGACCCTGATCTTGCCGGAGAGTTCCTTAGTATTTTGCTTGGAAGTGGGTACGAATATCCCGAGACATCTAACGCTCGCCAAACCATGAGTAAACAGAAAGCCATGGCAGCCCTTCAGGGATGCTCGATAGTGTCAACCGATGCTGATGGTAGAACGATTGAGAAGTGGACACTTCAAAATCCCTTTCTGGTAAGCATTGATTTTGGTGGAACTCTTGATTATTCGTCCGACGACATGCAAGAGATTTCGGTCGAAATAGCCTATGATTACGCCAAGTGTGAAACGGCAAAAGGTAACAGCACAACCTTAACCGACGTGGTGGCGAAACGTAGGATATAACAATACTAAACACTTTAGGGGTGTTATGATAACATCCCTATAGAAAGGTTTTTTTAGATGAATAGAAATGATGGAAGAATGGGATTGCCCGAAGTTTCTCACGAAGGTTCGGGTATCCCTGTTCCTGTAGCGGAACAGGACAATACTACAACACAATTTAACTGGTCGGTGCCGACGGAGGTGGTTCCTTTACCATCCCGTGGACTGTTTTATCCAGAGGGCCACCCGCTCCACAAGCAAGAGACTGTGGAGATCAGATATATGACAGCAAAAGAAGAGGACATATTAACTTCTCAAGCCCTTCTGAAGGAAGGACTGGCGGTTGACAGAGCCTTACAGAGCCTGATGGTAGACAAAAGAATAAAAATAACAGATCTTTTAGTTGGGGATAAAAACGCTCTTGTTATAGCCAGTAGAATCACAGGATATGGAGAGGAGTATGAGACCTCCGTTACCTGCCCTGCTTGTGGAACTACTGGTAAGCACATTTTCGACTTATCTGATTTGGATTATTCCGATTTCGAAGAAAAGATGCAGGAACATGGCGTAACAATAAGCGAGAGAAATACCTTCACAGTTAGTCTGCCTTTTAGTAAGGCTGAAGTCGAATGCCGCCTTCTTACCGGAGCAGATGAAAACAAGGTGTTTAAGAACTCTAAACGCAACGCTAAAAAGAAAGAAAGCTCTTTATTTACTGATCAGCTTCGACTTATTATAAAGTCAGTCAATGGTCAAGAGGGCTCTCTTGCTGTAGCAGCATTTGTCCAGCAGATGCCTGCCCGAGATGCAAGATATTTAAGAAAGGTTTTTTCCGAGGTTTCACCAAATGTTGACATGAATCAGACTTTTGAATGTTCAACATGCACTTACACAGCGGACATGGAGGTTCCGCTCACAAGTGACTTTCTATGGCCTCGGTGACGAATACATCGCCTCTGTTTATGAAGAATTTTTTGCATTAAAGTACCATGGCGGTTGGAGCTTCTTTGAGGCTTATAACCTTCCCGTGGTGATACGAAGATGGTTTTTGCAGAGACTCATCGACCAAAAAGAAAAAGAAAAAGAAGCTCACGAAGAAGCGGTGCGAAAAGCAAAATCCAAAAGCCGCCGCTAAAAGTTGAGAAACATAAACTAAAAACTACTTATTAAGCACAGTTGTGTGACGACGGGGGTTGTAAGCTTATGTTGACAGAAGAACAACTAAAAGAGATAGTATTTGATTTAGGTGCTGCTCGAAAGGGACAGCTTAATGAAAACATTTTGCATGTTTTTGCTGCATGGATTGAATACCTTTTGTCCAAGATGTTCAAAGGACGTAGAATACCTGTAAAAGTAAGAGGGAACAGGATAGAGGTCCAGCGTTTTACGGATGCCCTTGTTAATGAAAAGCGTTATATGTCCTATATTAAAAAATACGGTCTTGATGATCCTATGACATATAAGCAAAAAGCGAAGCTTGATGTTGCAATCAAGAGATTTGAGAGGGAAGCCGGTATTAACTGGCCAATACGCAACCCTTGAGGTAAATAAGTGGCTGAAGACGAAAATAAACCACCATCAGCACCGGAGCCTATAACTGAAGAGCAAGTCAAAGCTCTTCAGGAGGTTGTTAAGCTTAAAGCCGAGGAACTAAAAATAGCCCAGCAGGCTGCTGCGGAAGAAACAAAAGCTTTAAATGCCGCCCTCAAGAAAAATAAAGCCCTTAAAGATAATGAGAGCTTACAACAGCTCATAGCGGCACAAAAAGATGTCATAAATTCCAAAGATGATGAGGAATTACAAGCCAATCAGGAAATTTATGACGAACTAAAGAAGAGAGTTGACCTAAAAAAGGAAGAAGCTGAAGAAATACTTCCACTTCTCGACGAAGAGCTAGAAGCAAGACGAGAAGCTGTTGTAAAAAGTCGTGAACTCGCAGATGTCCAGGGGGACGTCGCCGACAAACAAAAAGCAATAGCCGAGTACCAGCGTCAGATTGAGGAGGCAATCGCCGACTCTGTAGCGAACATGAAGGCTCTTGGTTCTGCTGCACAAGCCGTGGCAGATGTTGGAACTGGGGGACAGTTTAGTGCGTTCGCCGGCGGATTTGCCAGCATGGCGCAAGCCGGCTTTAAGATGAGCACTGCACTTGATCAAGCACAGGTAAGCCTTGCCAGGTCAACAGGCATGGCTGATCAATTAGCCGAACCATTGAGGCAGATGACTATCGATGGTGCTGATTTCGGTCTATCGATGGCTGACAACGCAGAAATATTGACTAGTCTTGTTGGGACTATGACAACTTTTAGCAAGGTTATGGATGGTGAGTTTGCTCAATCCCTGATGGACACTGCACAAGAGATGAAGAATCTTGGGGTAGATTCTGGAGAGTTTGGCACCGCATTAGACAACTTAATGCGAACAATGGGTCACACGGACAAACAGGCAATAGCAACCAGCAAAGAGTTTATTAGTCTAGGAAAATCATTGAAACTCCCAACGGGACAAGTAGTCGCAGATTTTAATAAATTAGCGCCTTCGCTCGCTAAATATGGCAAGGACGCCACAAAAATATTTAAAGGACTAGCAAAACAGGCCAGAAGTCTTGGCGTGTCAGTTCAGGAAGCTTTTGATATTACAGACCAGCTTGACACCTTTGAGGGATCAGCCCAAATGATTGGTACAATCAACGCACAATTGGGCATCCAATTGAATTCTGTTGAGTTGATGGCTGCGACTGACGAAGAACGATTGGAGATGCTGACACAAGGGATAAGAGAAGGCATGGGTCTCGCCGATGGGCTCGGTAAAAAGTTTGAAGACTTGCACCGAAGAGAGCAGCAAGCCATAGCCCAAATGATGGGTGTCCCGGTTGGTACCGCTGCCCGACTCTTGGGGGACCCAGAAGATTTAGAAGCGTACAACAAAGAGCAGGCCCTTGCGAATGAGCGGAGAGAGAAGTTTGTTTCCGTTACTGAAAAATTAACAGCAGCAGGTGAAAGACTAGTTGCAGCGTTTGGTCCGTTTTTTAATCTTCTTTCGACAATAGCAGAGGTTTTAGCTACAAAAGCTGTTTCTTATACATTAATGTTTGGTGCTGCTGTGATGGGGATAGCAAAAGCGGTTATCTTTGGTGTGAATGCTTATAAGGCTTATCAAATGGCGCTCCAAGCTACGACGGCAGTAGAGTTATTTAAGCAAGCGATAGGCCTTAAAACCCAGAAACAATTAGCTGCTGAAGTCAATATGCGAATGGGGAACACTAAAGCGATTGGCATAGAAAGCCAAGCTAAATCAGCGTCTATTGGACCAACCGTTGCATCCGGCAAGGCAGCCAAAGGCGCAGCCAAGGGGATGCTTCAATTGGGTGTTGCGATTCTTCTGATTGGTGCAGGTGTCGGACTCGCTGCCGCAGGTTTATCTTTGTTGGTTAGTAGTTTTGGCGAACTTAATACAGAACAAATTGTAGGTGCTGCTGTCGCCATGGGTATATTGACCGCTGCCTTCTATTTTATGATTCCTGCCATTGGAACTTTTGCTGCTACGGCTGGTGTAGCTGCGGCTCCGATTGGAGCACTAGGTTTAGCAATCCTTGGTATAGGTGCCGGAGTTGCTTTGGCTGCTGCCGGTATTGCGCTTCTTGTTTACTCTTTCACTGGGCTTGTTGAACAGTTGGGGCAACTTCGAGGAGGTATGCTACTAGAAGTGAGTGGCGGATTCTATGGATTAGCTATGGGCATAACAGCAATTACTTTATCTTTGGGAATATTGTTTGCAGCTATGGCTGGCGGTATCGGAGGACTTGCTGCTTTCTTGGCGATCGGCGCACTCGCCGCTATGCTAATGTCTCTCGGTGAGGCATCGAGCGAGTTGGCTGCTGCTGGCAGTGGACTAGAGGCTGTAGCTAAAATCATGACAGTGACCCAAGAGGTTGATGACACGAAGCTGCAAACCCTAGACAATGTGATGAAAAGCATTGCAGAAGTCGGCGTTTCGATGTCAGCCGCAGATAACGCTAACATGAAGGCTTTGGCTGACGCTGTTAAATCGCTTGCCGGCGGCGGTGCTGGCGGCGCACCCGGCGGACAAAGAACAGAAAAAGTTATTCTTAAAGTTTATGATTATGAATTTGGCGAAGTGGTTAACGAGGCAGTTAAGAGAAGAAATGGTCCAAGCACCCGTTAAATAGAAATTTTTTGTTTGATCCGATACTTATAATTGAACTAAATCTAGCGGGGGATCCACGTAATGGGCACTAAACCATTTGCCGGAAGAGGGGCTACAAAAGGACGGACAGTTAGTAAATCAAGACTCAAAGGGGCTCTTCCACAAGAGGAAGCCCTATATGCAGCAGGTGATTTTTTACAAATAGAGCATGTACCCACAGGATACAAGGTTAGATTTTCTGCATTTATAGAGAACTTTAGTGACGCCTATAACTCTGAATGGTCAGCCGAGCAGGTTTATGGGCGCATGGATCCGATAGCAACATACATGCACACCCGAAGAGCACTAGCTGTTTCTTGGAAGATACCAGCCTCAAGTTTTCTTCAGGCGCAGCAAAACCTAGATGAAATAGGAAAGCTGGTAAGCTTCCTGTACCCGGTCTACACCAACACAACTGGTGGAGATACCGAGTCTTCAGTAATAAATATGGCACCTTTGGTCAGAGTTAAGTTTGGAAACTTGATACAGAATTCTGAAACGGGTGGCGGATTACTGGGGTATCTAAATGGGTTTACAACGGACGTAGACTTTACGGAGCAGGGTGTATTTTCCAGAAATCAAAACTTTCTGCAATCCGTCGGTGATTCGGGATTTATCAGCCCTGCGGCGCAGGGCACCCTTGAAACGGAAGAAGAGACAGGAAACGGCGACAGGCAATATTTTCCCAGGAATGTAATTATGAACTTTGAAATGAATGTCTTACATGAACACCCGATGGGCTGGGAAATTGGCGCAGAAGGAATGTATACACTCCGATCCGGCAAAAAAGGATTCCCTTATGGGGGGAAAACTAGAGGTTCTCCCTCTAAAGGCTATGAGGTTCGACCACGACCTCGCAGCCGTGGCAACAATAGTCAGGATCCTGTGCGCCAAAACAAAGAGAAAAAAGCTTTAAAGTAGGAGAACGGGACTAATGGCATATTCAAGGTACTCGAAAAGAAGAATAATAGTTAATGATGACATAGGTTATCGTGACACTTTTTTTACAGACAGAGATATTAGCCAAATAGAACAATACACAACAAATAAAACTGTGTTCCCTACAGTTGATGATCTGGATAATATTTCAACGTCGCCCTATCGCTGGCAGTCAGAAACTCGTCTGTATAAAATAGCTAATGAATATTACGGCAGACCAGAACTTTGGTGGATTATCGCCTGGTTCAATAGGAAACCAACAGAGGCTCATTTTGAGGTAGGTGAGACAATATATGTGCCAACACCTTTATCGGAGGTTTTGTATCTTTATGAGAGAGTTCAGGAAGGCTAAAGACAGTGTCAGAGGAAATTAAAAAACGAACAAAACTTCGGCAGTTAAATTCACAGGCAATTTTGTTAAAGAACCTTGGGAATCTTGTCACAACACTTATACCAACTAACAACTTGCCATTCATAGGGGGGTTAGGTAGGCCTGTAGGTGCTAATACAAACCCCGGAATGTCTGGTTCGTCTGCACTTTTAAATTATGGCGGACCACCTGAAACTCTGGTTGGGGTAGCTGCGAACTCTGATGCTCTTGGTCCGTTTTTGAACGCCCCCACAGACATGTTAGGTCAGTTAACTCCGAAGCTTAAATTCTCTTTTTCTACAACCGACAAAAATGGTGTAGTTGATGAGCAAATTTTTAACTTTAGTGACCATACGGACTCTGACAGAGTTATGAGTCTAGCCAAAGCAAAATTACAACCGGAGCCTAAAATCAACACCTTTTTGGGTGCCGGGACAAAAGGAACAGATGTAGGGGTTCAGGAGTTTCGATGGGTATGGGACAACAAACACCAGGGTGACCGGACGATTAAAGCACATTTGTCTCTGTATTTTGGCAGCGTCACAGAATTGTTGAACCAGTCTTTTTTAAGATTTATATTCCAAAACAAAAACCAGATAGATCAGGCTTTGTCATCAAAGCCTAAGCCGAAAAATAAAAAAACAAAAGAAAGTGAAAGGAAAGAGGTTCAAGAGATGTTCAAGGCTGCGTGGCGGTTCAGCGGTCAAACTTCCGTCGGCAGGGCGGTTCCAACCCCAGCCCCAAAGTCTCACAAGGGATATTCCCAACTGAAGGTAGCCATTGGTTGGTCTGCTCCTCTAAACCTTAAAAAAAATCACGCTGGATGGACATCTGACGATTATAAAAAGTTTATGGATGGAGTGGAGGCCACTCAAAAGGTTATAGCCTTGCAGTTAATAAGTTATAGACTAAATTTTGAACAGGAAGGACAGGTTGTCTTAGACCTAGAATATGTTGGGTCACTTGATCAAGTATATAGTGACGACACTTACTCCAACATTTTTAACAATAGCAACCCCGCCTCCTTTTCGATCAATCCGAATAACCGCCCTCCGCCCGACCCTGCCAATATGCCTGTTAACGTTAGTGTTTTACTTGAAGTCGGATATTTTAATAATGATTATGTCCATGAGACAGCGTATTCTTTTGATGAGCTAGGGGTTGCTCCCCTTGATGACGTCTTTAATCCCTCCCCGAACTTGGTCAGAGACGGCCCCTTGGGGATCGCTCTATATGAAAGATCCAAGGCTGCTTATGATGCTTTCGCCCAAGGGTTAACTCCAAACATCGCTCAATTTGCTATCACGCAGAATGAGCTTGAATTTGAGATTGAAACACTAAAGAAGTATCTAGACTATATTCATAAGTATGAGTCCTCTATCAGCAATTATGTTGATTTGACAGAAAAAATAGAAAAAGGGATTTCGGTTGCGCAACGGCTTTTGAAACGAGTAAAAAATGAAGTAAGAAATAGGCTTTACTCAAAATTTGTGGACTACATTTTTCGTGCAGGGAGGGTGTTTTATTACCCTGTTCGCATTGCTTCATTGGATTCAGAGCGACCTCCTATAGCCTCGCAACTATCTATTAATGATCCACGAGCCGTAGTCGCAAGGACGTCACCAGTAACTGGTCAGGATGTTGCCGATGCTCGGACCCGCTTTAGGACCGCTTTGGAGAGATTTGCTGATCCCGATAATCCTATAGACTATACAGAAGACTCGGCCGATGTCAAAATTCTGGACCCAGGAACTTCCGACACTGGCGTCGCAAACACACCCGAAGGTTTACAGCAGACACGAATTTACACACCTGACGATAACGAAAGGTTTATATATTATGTTCGCTTGGGCGATATTATAGGGTGCGCCCTCAATGGCGTTGATAGAATTCCGGGATTTAGTTCTGACGTTTTACTAGGAAGCATTATACCGTCAACTTGGCAGGCATCTAAAATTCCAGAAGGGGCCTCTATCCCCATAGCTTCTTTGCCAATTTCGCTAGAGCACTTTACGCAGTGGTTTGTGGAGAATATTTCAGGGCCCAAGGTAACACAAATGTCGTTCCGAAATTTTATAGATAGACTCTTGAACAAGTTGGTTGCTCCGGTTTTAAACCAGACAGTCTTGTCCGCAGAGGATGATAATAGAATTGTTTTTGAGATGACAAGTCTTACTTCTCCTTATAATGTCAAAGATTTAGTTAGCCACAGCAGAAACTGGCCCGTGCCAGGGTATATTCCCAACATAACAGCGTTGAGAAAGGTGTTTCCCAGTCAAAAATCAGCCCAAGGAAGAAGAATAGATAGCATAAGAAACGCTCAAAATTATTACCTTGTAATTGTTGCGGGACAAGTAGATAAAGATAAAATTGGCAGCAAGTTGGTTGATGAGGCTAATGGTATTTATCACCTAGTTTTGGGAAGCGATAGAGGATTAGTGAAGACATATTCCTTTTCCGAGAAAAAGATGCCATTTTTAAGGGCTATGCATATAGAAAACAATTCAACCGGAATGGCTCTCATCTTGCCACAGGATGTAGAATTAACCATGGTTGGTAATTGTATATTTAGGAATGGGAACGTAATTTATGTTAACGCCGATTTTGCCTTCGGGCGAGAGATCGGTGCGCAACTTGGTCTCGGGGGTTATTATAAAGTCGTTAAGTCAGACAACGTGATAAGATCTGGAAAGTTTGAAACAAGGTTGACTTGCATGTTTGAACGGAGAGCCGACTCTGTGCCGGTTCGAAAACCCTAGGAGAACGGACCAGTGTCACAACCGCAGAAGCCCAATCAATTAGAATCTTACACTTATGCAACAAACAGGTCGTCAACGGCTTTTGCTTTCAAAGAAAGGCTTGAATATAAAGAATCAATTATTCCGTCTCTTGACTTAAACTATGAACATAATTTTTGGGGGAGAGAGCAATTTTACGGCAGAGTTAACCAAGCGGGCGAGCCAATCTATGTCCAAGAATCACAACTTAAGGCGTTGAGATACTCATCCTCACCGACAACTGCTCTCGCAATTAATTTTGTGGCGGACGCATGGCGAGACTTTGTGGACCGCATTGCCGATGAGTCAAACACTGGAATATTATTTAAGGATGGTCCGTACTATAATCCTCGTGTCCTCAAGGCGTGGCGTTCCGCCTCTTCACAGTATCATGACTATCTTATCGAAACTATGTTCCCTTCATTTGTTGGAGTTTACTTGCCTAGACTCGTCAAAAGGGGGAAAAAAATAACAGGCGTTAAATCTTTTTTACAATGTTTAGACGGCTTTGCAATATTCTCGGCAAAGTCAGGAGCGCCCATGACCTTCTCGTCTTACATGACAAGCGCCTTTTGCTCGATATTGAATACTGGATTGGCCATAGAGATATCTCCCGACCCGCATGATCAAGACTTTCAAAAAATAAGAAAGTTTTTATATGACGGAAACTTTGCCCGTGTTCGGCAGATTGCGTCAGAGTACGGATTCATAATTGACCCAAATGCCCCTTGGCGATTCGTTGCCGACCTTGGCTCCAAACCAATGATTGAATACATGGTCGGAGTCACCATGTTCCAAGACAATTTTGAAGCAAAAAATCAAGACCTTGTTTGTGACGATATTAATGAGACAGTGCAACCTCGCCCCGAACCCTATGGGTTTTCTTCGATACCTGGGCTAGAAAGTGTCGTCCGACATGCTCGTGGATATGGTGCTTACGGGAACTTAACTTTAGACTCTGATCCTCAAGAAGTCTATCGTTCAGTATTTAGGGTCGCATATCAGAAAACCTGGCGTAATGACATGGATTACTTAACCGCTTACATGGTGCAATTTTACAACGCATACGTCGAAAAGAAGCCGCAGACAGTTATTCCGGCAGCTAGCACCCCAGAGGAAATTCGAGCAGGATGCATAAGAACAAACCCAACCGTGATTAATTTGATACCAGTTAGCCTTCTAGAATTCAAAAGATTCTTTGGGGACAAGTGGGGTCTGCTGTCGTATTATAGGTTTCGAAGTATCGAGCTTGGAGTTAAAAAAAGCTTCCAACAAGAGAGGAGCGACGTTAAAAGGTTTATGGATATTTTTTATAAAACAAGAGGGAATATGGATTACAAATACATACAATCCTTGAGCTTTATTCATGATCAACTTTTGATGCCCGTGATGCAAGAATCTTTAACAATGTCAAAACAAGGTGTAGAATAACTTTGGAGGCATTTGGATGTTGTTTCAGACGATGGATGATAAGTCCGAGTGTGTAGGTTTCTACCGCAACGGCAATTTATACTTTGACGTCGAAGAGTTTCCAGCGGATCTAACAAAAACTTGGAGCTATGCTCCCTACTTAAAAAACCTAGAAGACATAGAGTACGCCTCTCTTTACCTCCAAGGGGAACAAATTTCAGAGGTTGTCCCAGAGTATTTAATGGATGACTGGAAGGACGCTACCGGAAAACTTGATTCTCATGTTCGGTCTCTTAAGATAGCCAAAGTTGATATGAATGAAAATTGCATTTATGATTTGACCCCGAAAAGATTTTTGGTAGAGTGGTGCGAAGTTAAGAACAAGATCACTGAATATGTTCTGACAAAAGTGGAGAGACCACAACGATATGATTTTCTTCTAGAGGTGTGCAAAATGTTACATGACATATCATCTAAAAAGCTGAATCTTGATAAGCGCATTCTGCAAGTCCTTAAGGTTCCCAACGGGCAAAAAGACCGCTTGCTTGCAGCATCACCATATATTCGCTACGACCAGTTTGGCACAAAGACGGGCAGATTATCAACAAAAAAGAATTCTTTTCCAATCCTAACTCTTAACAGAGATTTTAGAGGTTTGATTAAGCCGAATAATGACACCTTTGTTGAGCTAGATTTTAACGGCGCTGAAGTTCGTTGCCTTCTTGGGCTTCTTGGTGTAAAGCAGCCAATGGATGATGTTCATGACTTTCATCGGCTTAATGTTTTTGGAACCCACTTCACCAGAAAACAGGCAAAAGAGTTTTTCTTTGCTTGGCTATACGGATCCAGGGCTGCGGAAATAAAGAAGCACGCTAAAAGCCTTGAGAAGTTTTATGACAAAAAGAAAATAATGACAGATTTTTGGGACGGTCAAACTGTGGTAACACCCTTGGGAAAACGCATCGAAAATGTCAGCCAACATCACGCCTTGAATTACATTGTTCAGTCAACGACAGCGGAGCTTACTCTCTTACAAGCGTTAAAAATAAATCATCTTCTAGAGAAACGATCTGAAAAGTCTTTTATTTGCGCCATTATTCACGATTCAATTATTATTGATCTGGACAAGAGAGATCGCCACCTGTTGCCAGTGATTAAGAAGATTATGCAGAACACAAAATTTGGAACCTTCAGGATAAATGTAGCAGAGGGAAAAAATCTAGGCAAGATGAAGGACATCCATCGTGGTTAAGGTTATTGGTCTTGGCGATCGAGGTTGTGGTGTCGCAGAAGAATTCCACAGCTACCCAGAGTACAGGATCTACAAAATCAACAGTGATATTAAAGAACGTGCGTCTTTAAGCATAGAAAAAAATAATACGATAGAGGAATATGAACAAGCCGCTGACCCTCATGAGATAGGGGCTTATTTGAGGAGCGTAAAGCAAAGTGATGAAGTTCTGTTCATACTTGGCGGCGGAGAACCAATCACTGGAATTTCGCTGGTCGTTCTCGAACAAATAAAAGATGCTCACATAACCGTCGCCTATGTTCGGCCAGACCGAGAAGTATGCACTAGCGAGCAAAAAAGAGATGATAAAATTGTTTTTAATATTTTACAAGAGTATGCTCGAAGTGGATTATTTGATAGGCTATTCTTGATAGATGCCCTCACAATTGAAGAGTTGGTTGGAGATGTATCCATTAAGAACTATGAAAAAAGCATCAACAATTTCATTGCCTACGTTTTTGCAATGGTAAATTTTTACAACAATTCAGACGCTGTTTTGAGCAACAAGGTTGTTCCCGCTGATATATCGAGAATTGGAACTTTTGGTGTGGCGTCTCTTGACCCAGGTGCGGAAGTTAAATATCTATTTCCACTAGAGGAGTGGCAAGATGCCCACTATTACTACGGAATCCCGGCAAAACAACTAGAGGAAAACAACAAACTTGTCAGAGAAATAAAGAAGCAAACTAAAGATTTTTCCAAAGAACAGTCGAACAATGGATTCTCCGTTCATTCCACCACCTTTGATGACATCATGGTTCTTTGCGCTTTATATACAAAAGACATTCAGAAAGTTGGACAGTAAGATACTATTTAGTTAAAAGAAGCTAGAGGTATCTTATTTAATGAACACCAAACCAAAGGGCCTGCTTTTGGCATCCTTCATAAATGGAAAAACGGATGACGAAATTCTTCAGGAAGTAGAGCAGCTAGCCCAGACCCTTACATTGACAAATGATCATATTTTTCTTTTCGAAGAGATAGGTAACGAAGATAGGAAAATTATAACATACAATGCACACATCCCAAAGAACGAGAGAATTCAACGAAGCTCTTTTTTTACCATGAGAGTACATAGAAAAAAGCAGACGAATACTTTGTATACGATAAACGCATTGAATCTGGCGATTGCCCAAGACAACGATGGAAAAGTTGACAAAAGCTTTAAGCTCGATTGGGAAAAGTATAGAGAAACTATAATGCTTTCAACGAACGGAAACTTGGACGTTCGCCATTTAAAAATATTGAAAATATTTAAAATAGAATAAAAAACTTTACAAGTAAAAGTTTTGTGATATATTTATTTTAGAAAGCAAGTGGCTGTGCGGTGCTTGCATTCTTGACTGCCTTCGGGAGTCACAA